GGTCACTGGAGCTGTACGAGCAAACGATTGGAAGGCTGCACCGTTCCGGACAAACAAAAGCAGTCTGGTGCTATGTGATGCTGACCGAGAAAACGATCGACGAGAAGATTTGGGGCGCGTTGCATGACAAGCGCGCGATTTCTGATATTGCCTTGGAGGAGTTAAAGTGAACCCTAAGTTTATGGCCGCGTGGCTGGACGAGACAGCCACTGATCCGCGCCACAATGAAGCTGCTGCAATGCTCCGCAGGCTAGACCACATCGCGTCAGTCGCTCGCGAGGTTGTCATGGCCAAGACGCACGAACATAGCAAAGCAGCGTATTCCGAACTCGTCGATCTGATTAAAGGGAAGCCAGATGCCTAAGATTAAACATAAACATGCGGCGCTAATTAAAGCTTGGGCCGATGGCGCTCAAATAGAAAAATTCTGCCAGCGCCACAAAAAGTGGACGGTAACTGACCATCCTACGTGGGCAGAAGATACCGAATACCGCGTTAGGAAAGCAGTGATATTTGAAGAGCGTTATGTTGAATTTGACAGTACGATCCAAAAAATTATATGTGTTATGTCGCATATACCACCCCCAAACGTGCGTTTTTGTTTCACTGCTGACGGCGATTTGATTTCTGTAGTTAAATTAGAAGGGAAATAACATGGCACGACTAGACTGGACGACGCTAAACCAGCGTTTGAGTAAACTAACTGAAAAGCAAGTCTGGACGCTGCTTCAGACTGAACTTGAAACGTATCGCCGCTCCTCCTACCTGACGCGTCTGCATCAGCGCTACTGCGCGCTGCGTGACGCTCGGGAGCGCGAAGAGATTCTTGCAAAGGCCTTAGAGCGATGACGAAAGATGACATTACCCGCATGGCGCGGGAGGCTGGCTTTGAATCTCACGATGCCATCATCAATTACCCAAAAGAACTCCAACGCTTCGCAGCCATAGTCGCAGCAGCCGAGCGCGAGGCGTGTCTTGATCTTTGTTACACCATCGGTAATGAGTTTAAAGAAGAATGGGCAGAACACAACGAAGATAGATACTGGGAAAGATGTTTAGGCGCTGGAGAATGTGCCGACGCTATCCGCGCAAGGGAGCAGGAATGAACCACGACGGCATTATCCGCATGGCGCGGGAGGCTGGAATATCTAAGCCGTGGGATCAAGAGCCTGTTAAGTGGGAAACGCTAGAACGCTTTGCCGCCCTAGTCGCAGCAGCCGAGCGTGAAGCGTGTGCTGTTATTGCATTTAACGCAAAGACGTACGTCGAAGCAGCAAACGCTATCCGCGCAAGGGGGCGGGAATGAACTGCCGCGAGTGCGATTCGCGTACATATGTTGTAGTATCACAACGCTTGCCGGACGGTATCAAACGGCTACGGCGCTGCTATAACTGCGGAGTATCTGCTTACACAGGCGAAGTGTGGCTAACGATCACACCGCCAAAAGCCAACAAAGCGGTTTACACTCAGGAAGAGATTGATGAAATAAACAGGAGTAAAGTCAATGCGCGTAGGAAAAACGAAGACAGGAGGAAGAAAAATGAAGAATAGTAATATGAAGCCGGGCGATCACTACGTCTACACCCCATCGACCACTGACGTCACGATACGCTGGCGCGCGAACTACGGCTGGGTGCCGCCTACTGAGGACCCTGTGTACCAAAAGAAATGGGCGGACTTTAGAATCAAGTGTGCCCAAGGAATTGAAACTTTGGTGAACCCGGAAGCTACGGTCGCAGCTGCCTCACTGCTTCATACTGCTTGACGCATTTGTCGAGTTCGATGGAGAGGCGGGCGGCGTCGGCACTGTACCGCGCAAGAAACTCTCCATCTCCCCTTGCCAGTTGCGCTCCACTCGCTCCACTACAAGCGCAGGCGGAACCGGACACGGCACCGCTTTCGGTGGTGGGGCGATCCGGGCGCTCGCGCAGGCTGTTAGCAAGGGCAGTAGCGCGAGCGTTAATATTCTTGATTTCACGTTCTTTCTCCATGCGTAGGTTGTCTGCGCCTTGTTGCAGCGCCTGTTCTTTCTCGCGCGCTTGACGCTGCGCCTCGGCAAAGGCGGCCATCTGCTCGGCACGCTCTTTATCCCATTGGGCATTGACTTTGGCCTGCCCGGCGTCGTCACCTTGCCAGTGACCGACGCCGTAGGCCAAGACGACTGCCACGACTGACCCGGCGATGAAGTACGGGTTCATTTTGGCGGTACTTTCGTGCCTTCGAGCTTCTTGTGCACCTTGATCGTCTTGCAGACCTCTTTCTTGGTCTTGGCGTCTTCGTGGCAGACCTTCTTCATCTCGCCGCCAGCATAAGCATTAGCAGCAGCAAAGCAGAATATGGTGTACACGGCCATTATGTATACATATTGCATCATTCGATCTCCGGTTGAGGCGCTGGCGGAGGCGCCGGTTTGCCGCCAAATCCAATCACAACAGGCGCAGCAGCTGCTACAGGCTCGATCGTTGGCTCAGTCCGTTTGGCCGCAGGCGCAGCAGGCGTTGGGGCCTTGGGCGCGTCTTCGCGGTCTTTTGCGGTCGATAAGCCTGGCGGCACGAACTGTGGCAGGGCGTCCTTGCCTTTGACGGCCAGAAGTGTCGCCAGCGACCCAAGGATGTACTTGGACATGTCCGACAAGATCAGGAAGAACTGCTTGTCCGCAGGCGCCATGCCGTTCATCGGCTGCGTCACAAACACGACCGAGTACAGGCTAATCCCTACCATCATGACGACAGTAAAGCAGAACGTGACAGCGATGGCAAACTTAATTACTGCATCGTGCTGCTCCTGGTTCATTGCAAGGAACTGGCTGATTAACTTTAGCGGGTTCATCGGATTTCATATCCTCCGGTTTGGTTAATTGATCTGGGCACGTGCCTGTTGACGAACAAATAGGACGCTTGCATTCTTTGTTTTCCCAGTTCGCTGGGTCTTGGCATGGGTAGCGAAAGCGATCCTGACAACCTATTAACGCCAGACTAGCCAGCAAGAATATGCAACGCATGTTCATAGTGTTTGATCCTATCTTCAAGCCCAATGAAACCGCCATTAATCCGGCGCGTCAGTTCTTTTATGTCGCCCGCGTCGGCCCACTTATTTAATCCATTTTTCTCCCAAAACCAGCAAGCGCTCTGACTTGCCCCTTCGAACGTGGCCAAATAGTCAGGCACGTCGTTTATGGCCATTTCCAAGCTGTCAGCAAAAGCTTGATAGTTGTCTCGTCCAGTAAGCTGAATAAGCCCACGACCGCGAAACCGATAGCCGTCACCAGAAGACTCATCGCCATTCCCCATACGGTTAGCGTAAATACGGTTGGCAATAGCCTCCTGCTTGTTAGGTTTCGCGCAATACTGTCCAGCAATAACATCATCGGTGAAATACTTCGAAAAAAGGCGCCGAAGCGCTTGGGGTTTGTAATTTAGGTTTTCTTGAAGCACAGAAAACCCACCAGATTCATGAGCACATTGCGCAATAAACGCCGCGATTCGTTTTGGGGTATTGATATCGTAGTCGTCTAGCAGCGTGCTGCCGCCAAGCTCGGTCTGAGGCATGGCCAGCGCAGTGTGCCAGTGCTCGACGTACTTATTCTTGGGGAGTAGTTGGCGTAATTGGCTCAGTGTCAGGCTCATAAAGTTTCCTTAACTCCATTACATATCTACGGCGCGTCTCACGCATACGCTTTAACTCTTCAACGGCTGCGGCAGTAGCGTTATTCATATCCATGTAAGCCATACCTAGCATCGGTATAGCAAACACAAATGTCAGCGCCATTACTGCCAGACATATGACGATAACGATTGATACGTCTGACTTTTCCTTATCATTACCATTAGCGCCCACATCCAAACTTGGACGAACAGGATCGCGCCAATCCAAGTTGCCAGCGCCTTTGCCTTGTTTATTGTTCTTGCCCGTTGCCATGCCGCTATTTGAGCTTTCCGCAATTCTTCAGCACGAGCAATTTCTTGCTCTTCATTGATCTGCTTCCACATAGCCTCAAATTTGCTCCACAATGACCCCAGCTCGGGCGGAGCGTTGTACACCATTTCTTCGCGGATACTAGCCAGCATAGAATCTAGTCTGGATCGTATCAATACGCGCCGAAGCGCTCGCCTTCCTATACTCTCATCACCCTTATAGACCTTCTTGGCTTCCATCTCTTCTTTCAGGAACAGTTTAATGATCGCGTCATACGCGTCCATGAACTTTCCTAACTGCTCGCCAATGTCTGTAAACGCATCCCCAGGATCAGTTTTAGCAATCGTCTGGACGCGCTGGACTTCTTCGTTGTACTGTCGTTTCTCTTCGTTAGATGGGTTGGGTTTAGCAGCAAACTGCTTTTTCAGATCGTCAAGTACATCCTTGACGTCCCCAGCCGCATTCTTAATATCCTTGTAAAGCTTACACCCGGCTTTCGCCGCCGCAATGGCTGTATTCGCGGCGGCAATAAGCGCGAATGGCATTTACTCCTCTGGGTATCCTATAACTTCAACGGGCGGCAGCATGCGCTCTTCTGGCCGCTCTATGGTCTGCTGTATACCGGTTCGTACTGCACGAGACGGCGCGGTCGATAAATAGCTGGCAAATGTGCGTCTAGTTTCCGGGCTCATTTTCGCCATCATAGCTTCAGCTATTTTTGTCGTCTCGCGCTTTGGCATGACTTCTAAGAAACCAGCCATTTTTGCAGGGTCTAACATAAGCTCAGACATTTTGCGGTCAAACTCCGCTTGACTACCGCGTTTAAGGCTATCCAACACGCCTCCGGCGATAGTCCACCAGCGGTTAAGCAAGTTAATCTTTGCGCCTTCTTCAGGGGTTTTACCTTTAACGCCTTTGCCTAGCTCAAATGCGTTGGCTTTTCTCGCTAAATCCGCACGAACGCTTTCAACTGCTTTAACTTGGGAGGGCTCAAGAAAATCAGATAGTTTGTCAAATCGTTGCACCCCGGTCGTGCGCTTGATAGTGCTGGCTGCATTATCAACCGCAGACGCGAACGCACCGACTTTTTCAACGTCGGTAATTCCAGCGTTTAGTTTGCCGATAATCGCCTGACCAACTTCCATGCGGTTAATTTTTTGGCTGTGCGACGCAAACTTAGATAGGTAGTCGCTCCACAAATTAGAGCCGGACGCAGTGTTAATCGCGTTGTCCAGCAATTTCTTGAGTGACGTTTCCACGTTAGTAGCTTGTGCGCCAAACGTAGCTGAAGCGCCTCTTTCCGACATGTACTGTCGGATATCATCGCCAATTTCTTTACGTACGTTATATAGGTCAACGCTATTGATGATGCCATTGTCGTCCGTGTAGCGAACAAGTTTGTCGCGCAAACTCTGCAAAGAATTTACTAGCAAGGCATTAGATTTTTCGCCCGTCTTGGATAAGCTGTTGTTAATCTTATCCAACAAAGGCGCGGACGATAATGGGTAAAACCCTTCGTCTGTGACGCTTTGCAGCTGTAATTTCTTAAACGCCGCTTCCGCTTTACGCTGCCCGACCGCATCAGCTGCCTCTTGCACAGCAGTATTCAAGCTCTTAGCCATGTCGTAGTTCGGGCTGTAACGCGCAGGGAAGCGCGGTTGCCCTGGCACTGGCGTCCAAGTATTCGCGCGCTGTAGCGCCTGCGCTTCTTCGGTGGCGATTTTTCCTGTGGTTTGAAGATTTTGTATGGCAGCGGCCTCACGCTGCGCAATTTCTTGCTCAAGACGCGGCGCTACCTGCCCATAAATATTGGCTTGCGCTAACGCTTCTTCACGCATAGGCGTTGTTTCAGCTGTTCTGGCGGCACGCGCTGCTTCTAAATCAGCTTGCGTCCCAAACGCGCCTTCTAGTGTACGGGCGCGGGCAGCGGCTTGTTCTGCGCCGCGCTCAATAAACGCTGGGGCTGTAGCGGCTTGGCCAGCTAACCGTTGCTGCTCTTTTATGAGCCCAACCGCGCTTGGCGTGCCTACTAAACTCTCTGCTACAGTAGGACGGCTGCCAGCGACTAATTCACCGGCATTTCTAAACGCAGACAACGCGGCGTCTTTTTCGGGCCCGACAAGATTTTGTATGTAATCCCACAACGCTATCTCTTTATTTTTAGCCGTTATAGGGAGGCTACGGATGTAGTCGAGCACCTTTCCGCCAGCAACACCCACGGCAGGTATTAACCCCCCAAACACGGCGCCTGCGCCCATCTGGAACAGTTTATCGTCGGCAAAGTTTTCGTCAGTGCCAGCAGTAGGTAGTAAACCACTAAAAATGCCCGCCGAACCTGCTCCAGCTGCCATTTTTCCACCCACGGTCGGCGCAGTGGCGGCGCCAAATAGCCTATTAAGAGGAGACAGAAAAGCGCCACCAAGCTGCGTGATGTCAAACCCTTCACGCCCCATTGCTTGACGACCAGTCTCGTACGCGGCGCGTTCTTGCTCAACTGCTTGCTGCGCTCCAAGACGAATGTCTTCACCAAAAAGACCAGACTGTGCCAACAGTTGGTTAATACCAAGCGCGGGTTCGATTACCGCACCGCGAAACAGACTGTAAGTAGGCGAGCCGGGACCGACCATTTGCTGGGCAAAACTTGGCGGCTGCAAGCGCGCTTGCTGCGCGGGTGCGGGCGCAGGAGCAGGCGCGGAAGGAAAATCTGCTTCCGTTGCCAGCCCAGCCTGAATTGCTCGGGCTTTTATCTCTGCCTGAGATACACCTTCAGGCACATCTTCAATTACTACGCCATTTGGGAGTTCAATATCCATCTCGGCACCTTACTTAGGCAGGTCCATAAACTTGACGCGTTTTGGAGTAGAAGTTCCGGTAGCTGGCTGCTCCTGACCAAAATAAGGCTGCACGCCTTGCGACTTTCTACGGCTCTCAATTATCTGCTTAGTTTTAACTTCTGCATCCTTAATCGCGCCGTTAAACCGTTTCAGTGCTTCCAGTGTTGCTTGCGTATCGTTATTACCGTAGGCGTCAATAAGCGCCTTCGAGAAACGTATGATGTCGCGATCAGTCTGAACGCCTTTAGCAGCATCAGCTTGAATATTTACTGCCGTTTTAACAGCAGAACCAAGCTCTGCATATGCGCGGCTTTCGGGCGTAGATTTACTACGGAAGTTTGCGAGCTCATACTTACGGTTTTGTAGTGGGCCCAGTACAAGCGGAGGTTTTTTCGTCTTAGGGTCTGGCGTCAACATTTTAATTGGGCTTGCCAGCGCTTTTTGTTGCGCTTGATAACTATCAATTAACTTGAGGTCTTCATCTTCTTTTACCTGCAAGCCAGCTGTCAGCGTCTTATTCTCTTTCTTTTCTTGTTCCTCTTTTCGTTTAAGTTCAGCTTGCTCACGTTTAAACTCAAGTTTTTCTTTCTCTATTTCTTTTTTGTCAGCGCCTCTAGCTGCTATTTCAGCTAATCTATTTTTATGTGCTATTTCTGCTTCTTGTTCGCGTTGCGCTGCCCTGTCTTTTTGCTCTTGCTCGCGGGCGATACGGTTTTGTTCCGCAATATCTCTACGAGCATCAATGCTTTCTCTAGTAGTTGCTGCTGTACTGAGCGTTGCCAGTACGCGCTCCGGCGAACCATACTTAGACACGGTAGCGATGATGTCGGACTGTGTCGGATTAGGGCCAAGCGCAGCCAGTTCATCGCGCAGTTTATTTTCCTGCTCGATAGTCAACTCGGCTTTTTTAGCTGTGGCGATAGAGGCTCTGGTTTTAGCCAATTCAGCTGCCGCGTTACGGCCGTACTCTGCCAAAGTAGTAGCGAACTGCATGTCGCCTAACTCAGCCGCTTGCTGCGCTACTTGCATAATTGAATTCGGGTCAGACATATCCAGACCCTGCGATAGCTGCTGGCGCTGGCTAATCATGCGCAGTTGCGGGTCTTGCATACCAAATATGCCGCCGATAGCGTTACCCAAGCCTGCGCCGCCACGGAACAGACTCATCTCCGCGCGCTGGAATGGATTTAGCTGGGCATACTGTAGCGCTTTGGCGTCAGTTGCCTGCTGTTGCATTAAGTTGTATTGATCTGGCGTCGTGAACAGACCTAAGATTTCGCTGGCCATGTCTACTCCTTAGTATGCGTAAAAACCACCAGACCACGGGCTGGACGATGAGGATGTTGCCGGTATAGCTGGTGCAGCGGTTATAGGCCTAAATTGCCGCTCCTCAATAGGCGCTGGCGCTGTTGGGAATAGCCGGTTCATATACTGCTGTTGTTGCATAGTGGAGCCAAGGCCAGTCAAGGCAGAGCCTATTGGACTGTACGCGTTAGCCTGCTGCATCGCTTGCGCGGCGCCCAGACCACCTTGCAGAAGCGCATTTGCGCCAGAAGTATTGACGTTACGGCCACCCAAATTCACACCCAACTCGAACGGCTGCATACCAAGGCTTTCCAGTGAACTCACGCCACCCAGATAGGAAGTGAATGGCGACAGCGCGCCGACTTGACCTGCTTGGTATTGACCCAATAGCCCAGCACCTGTGCCGAACAGGCCGGTACCAAACGCCAGCTGTTGCTGGCCAGCCTGCTGTGCCTGCGCTGCCAGCGCTGCATCTTGCTGTGCTAGTGCGTTGTAGTAGGCTTCCATCTCAGGGCTGGCAGCACCTAAACCAGCAGCGCCTGATGGACGGGTGCTTGTAGCACCTACTGACAAGCCGCCACGGCCAGTTTGATATAGTTGGTTTTGCAGTTGCGCCATCTGACGTTCACGACTAGGCGCCAGCAAATCCATCTGACGTTGCATATATTGCTGGGCTACTTGTTCGGGCGACTGCGCTAGGTAGCTCTCACCCAAACCAAACATGCGCTCGGCAGCGCCTGTCAGTGGCGCGTACATCCCGGCGGCGGCTTCGGCCTGGCCAAGCTGACCACCTAAAAGCGCCGCTAATCGGTCTTGATACGCTTTAAGTTCAGGACTGACCGCGTAACTTGCGCTTGATAGGCGCCCAGTCTTGGGGTCGAAACCAAACTGACTCGTACCAAAACGAGTCGTCATGCCGACCGGCCTAAAGCGGGACTCTTCAGCCGCTATTTTTGCTGCCGCAGTCTGCGCTCCCGCAGATGTAGCCGCCGCATCTTTGGCGGCCTCACCTTGAAGAAAGCCACCTAGCAAACTTGCGCCAGCGCTAATTAATCCACCGATAGGCATGTCAGTACCCCTTAATTAAAACGTCATCCACTTTCGCAGGGTCTTTCTCGTCCGTTGCGTGGATACAAAACCAAACACAGTCAGTAATTGCCTTGACCCCATGTGTTACACCAGCCTTAATCTCTATGCAAGCTGGCGCCTCAATAACCTGTACTACTTCATCTGCCATTACAGCTACTTTTCCTTTAGCCAGAATCGACAGATGACTAAAGTCGTGCGTATGTTTCAATATCGCAGTGCCTGCTGGCACAAGTGCTTCTTTAGCATATAGCCCATCAGAAAAATGATGTGTAATGCCTCCACCAAAATCTTCGAGCTGTTTTTCAATCGCACTCATGCAGTGCGCTTCCACATATAAACGACAATGTACGGTTGCAAGTTAGCATTCGTACCGGATGAGCCAGAAGAGCCCGTAGTCCCTGAGAAAGTATGGTTATGGCTACCAGCCTCACCAGTATCGTAAAGATATGATGCGGTAGTACCAGTATTTGCATAACCAACGGGTTTTGTCCCACCTGAACTTAAAGCGTTATAAGTAAGTTGCGGGTGGACGTGATTTCCAATAGTGGAGGTAGTACCACTAAAACTATGTGTGTGGCTAACTACTGTGGCATCTTTAGAGCCGCCGGTTTCCCCTAGCGTATCAAACGCAGTATCTGAAGCGTTTAAGCCGACCATAACGCGGCCAGCTCCAAACGCCTCCCAGGTACCGAAACCAAATAAAGTAGCAGGGTTAGTGCTAACTGATGCGTTTGTGTAAATCGATCCAACTGGGTAAAGGACAGACAGCGCTGCTTGTACGAACGCTGTGGTAGCCAATTTAGTCGAACTGTCGCCAGACGATTGCGTTGGTGCTGTAGGACTGCCAGTCAGTGATGGGCTGGCCAAATCAGCTTTAGTCGAAATCGCCGTCGCGATGTTATTAAACTCGGTGTCAATCTCAGTACCCTTGACGATCTTCGCTGCGTTACCAGATGGCAGCGAATCTTTCGATGCAAAGTCTGTCGATTTTGTATAGTCTGACATGACTACTCCTTAACTAATCCGACCACGCTTGGCCAAGATTTCAATTTTTTGTATGGACAACTCAAAACCGTTTACTTCCGCCTCGTAGCCTGTTTGCACTACTTTGCCCGACCCTGTAGCCTGAGAGGTTAAAGTTTGAATCGTAATACCGCCAGCGTACTGCGCGACAGGCACGCCGTTAGCGCCATATTCGGCAATTCCGTATTCCGATATACCTTGCGTAGGGATAGTGACGTTTTCTGATAAATAGTTCTCAGAGAAATCATAGCCCCACTTAATGGTTACTACTTGGTCAGACCCACCGATAACGACAATCGATATACGCTTAACAAGGGATGTGACTGTTATGTCGCCTAAATCCGCATGGTTAGTGTAGTAAGCCATACGGTACGTTTCTGTGTCATCCAAATAGCCAGAATACTTACCGATGTATCCTGGCCTACCAATTAACAGATCGCCATTACGACGAGCGCACAGCGCGGTGGGCTCTATGTGCGTCCATGTGGTAGCGCGTGATGACCCGTCTTGCATTGCCGCGCGAGTGTCTAGCACGTAGACTTGACCGGTAGTTGGCAGCGTCAACAGATAAAACGCGTCTACCTCAGAGTACACCGCTTTAATATTGTCAGGGTCTTCGCCAGCTACCAACTGCATCAAGTCATTGCGCACATTTTTTGATAGGTCGCGGAACGGCGCGGACTTTTCTTGGATGGTACGCATGATTGACCGTATACCGCTATTCGACAAAAACACGACGTCAGTATTGGTACTCTGGATAGAATCGCGCCATTGGCAGCCAATGCCGATTACCGTGTCGTACAGCGACATCGTCGACGGTGCTGTAGCGCCTTGGTATACCAAAATCTGGCGTTTGCCGAAGATAAACAAAAATCCGTTATGCGCTGCCAATCCTGTTATTTCATCTGCGCCATTTGGCCAGACGGAATTAACATTTAGCGTACCAGCAGTGCCGCCCGTATAAACATGACCGGATAGCAAATCAGAAAACGTCAGTGTCGTCTTATCGGCATTACTACCTGCAACCCAGAGACGGCCGTAAGCAGAAATACAAATATTGCCTGAAGGCACTGTGCCTGCATAGCCAGTTTTCTCGCTCACACGCCGGTAGGTAGTGGTACTAACCGCTGGATCGTATATCAGTGGGTCGTGGCCTGCTTGGAAAAAATACGTGATGCCGTTGAGTGACGCGCACTGCCAGTTACTGGCCGTAATCGTAGGCGCTGTAGCGCCGCCGCCGTAGGTCAACTCAACTAAACTAGTGCCACTCAGTTTAAAGAGCTTATTGTTGCCAGCGCACAAAACGGTCACAGAACCATCAGTCTGGACTAATTCATGAATGACGCCTACATCGTTTGCGCCCAAATTGCCAGTACTGGTGTTTACTTTTGCCCAGCCTTTACGAGCGCCCATCCGACCGTACTGGTCGAGAATGCAATTCTGCGCCACCAAAGCAAAACCCGCCGCAAGATCAAGCGGCGAATCTTGGGTATTCAGGCCGTAAAAGCCTGGTGCAGAAATCGAAAAGCGCTCTAACTGTTGGCTCATATCGCGACAAACTCCTGCATCTCAGGAAAGCGCGTGGCTTCCAAAGCAATGTAATCCGACAGCATTGATTTATAGAGCTGATATGCCTCGGATGACGACAAACCGCCATCTTCGCCGCGCTCAACCAGCGCGCGAGCGTAGGCGTTTTGTTCAATCAATTTGTCATTGACCAACGGCACATCACTATCTGCGGATAGATCAGCCTGCGGCACACACAAGAAAAATTTCAGGGTATAGACGCCGTTTGGTCGGCCATAAAGTTGCACCTTGGCGTCTCCGCTCCCATCTACACCTTCAAAGCAATACTGCGTAGGGATGTTTTGGACGATAGGCGTGAAGTTTTGACGCTGGCGCATGTCGGCGACCGAAATCGGCTGCATGACGACATTGCTTGTGGTGTTCAAGGGGTTGCTGGTGACGCGAAACTTTTGGCCAGCGCCTGTCAGCGCGTACTCGTAGGTGCCAGCGACTGTCGTGATATCGACTTCCATCCCCAGCGCGTTCCAGTCGAAAGAGTCTTCGATCTGACGCTTGGCGTCGTTGACGAACTTGCCGATTAGCTGGGAGTAAGAGGTCAGTGCGACCGTCGAGACAGACGGCTCGCGCAGGCGCCCCATGATGGAGTTGACGATTTCTAAGTAGGTCATTTGCTTTTCGCCTTATTCCTTGCGGATATAGCTCTAGCTTTTGCCTTTGCGTCCGCCTTGGAGGATGCGCCCCAAGCCCGTAAAGACAACAAGAGCCGGGTTGGCTCACCGTCTTTAATTTCAGGGCCGGGCATGTTACCCATCCTGGCGAGAAAAGAAGCTCGTCTGGGGTTGTCTCCGGACTTGACCGGAGCTTTCAAATTGCCACCTGTGGCGGCATTATAGGACGCTCTGCCCTTGGCATTCAAGCCGCCCTTGGGGTTTTGACCGGCTTTCCTCTGCCACGCAGGCGTCTTGGTAGTCATTTTTTCCTCGCTGCTCTCATGTTGTCGATTAAATTGGGGTAGGGTCGTCCAGCCTTGGCTGCCATACGCTTGGCAGCGCCTTTCTGGCCGGGCGATAGCTTCTTAGATTCACCCAATTTCTTCGGCCGGGTCTGATTCCAGATCGGCTTTTTCATTTCTTAGCCTTGTTTTTAGCCGTGCGCATGCCGCGCTGCGGCAAAGATTTGCCGGCCTCGGACAAGGCGATGGCGATCGCCTGCTTGCGGGACTTGACGACGGGACCACCTTTGCCGGAGTGCAGCGTGCCGGACTTGTATTCGCCCATCACCTTCTTAACCTTCTTGTCTGCCTTGGTCATTTTCATTTGAATACCATCCTATCGACGATAAATGTACCAATGCTGGTTACGGCCGATACAACGGCCATACCAGCCCAGAGGCCACCCTTTGATTTATTGGCCATTTCCAGCAGCAGTTTGACGTCCTCGCGCAAGGCGTGAACCTCAGACTGGAGGACTTCTACTTGCGCTTCGAGTTTTCCAAACTCTCTCAAATCAATCTCAGACATTTTCCTGTTTCCTTGGACGGCCGGGTCGCCTCATTTGAGGTATCGGGGCTGAAAATGCGGTATCAGTACGTACGACGTCTTGATGCAATGGTTCTTCGTTTCCTTCCTCATCCACTCGGACGTAACCAGCGTGGCCCTTCATGCTGTCGATGTCATGCTGAAGCGTGAAGGTGACGGTTTGACCGCTGGAGAGGCAGCGAAAAGTTGCAGACATAAATACTCCAGTGAAAAATCGGGGGTCGAAACCCCCGATTATTAGGCCAACGAACGAGCGACGACCAGACGCAAAGTGCTGGATGCCAGGTTAACCGTGCCGCCAGTCTCGTTTTGGAAACGAATACTGACGACGTTAGCTGCACTGACGTAAGCCTCTACAATCAAGCCTGCCTCATCGACGCTAAGAGATGCACCCAGCACCATATCGCCCAGGGCAACGCCCGGAACAGCTACGGTGTCGGTATCGCCAGCGCCGTCTTCTAAGCTGTCGGCGTCAATCGTTGCGCGAACCAGCCAAGTATCAGAAAACAGACCGCGAAACTGGTCGTTACCAGCGCGGACTACTACGGAAGTTGCATTTGCCATGATGTTCTCCTAAAGGTTAATCCCCGGCCCGAAGGCCGGGGGCTCAATTAGGCCGGAACAGCCAGAGCAAAAGCCGACGACGAAGTAGCAGCACCGACGGTAGCAGCAGTACGCATGGCCTTCACACCATAGATCATATCTGCGGTGTAAAGAGTTGCCAGGTATTCCTGCTTGTACTGGGTCTGCGAACGAACGCCCATCTGCTCAACCAGCACCATCGCGTCGCGGTGGCCCATCAGGCAGATACGGTCAGCGCCGGTGTTACCTGCGCCGTAGTCGGCGTTGGAGGTAACGAACACGGGGATGCCGTACAGGTTGCCGATTTCGCCGTTGCGGATCGCGTTGCCATTGCCGACGAATGCCTGCTCGGTGTAGCGAGCCAGACCCATCAGGGTGTTACGCGACGACGGAGGGATGATGAAGAAACGACCGTCCATTGGAGTGTCGTTGTCATCCAGACGCTGGATCGTGCGGCGGATTGCAGCGTCGGTCAGTGCAGCAGCGTTCGAAGTCGAGCTGTTGTAGGCCGTGGTGCCATCCGAGCCGATGTAGGCTTTGGTCGATGCAGCCGAGGTAGCGTAGTCGTTGGTGCCAATCGTTGCGCCGTTGAATGCGCGGCCCAGCTGAATCAGGTCGGTGTCGACCTGCTTGGCCAGAGCGTAACCAGCGTCGTCAGTGTAGAACTGACGCAGCGAGGTCAGCGCCTGCGTTTCAACGATGTCTTCGATCAAACGGCTGTACTCGTAGTGCTTGTCGATCGAGATTTGCACTTCGTTCTCGGTTGCAGCGATCAGGGTAACAGCGTTGGTTGCGCCTTTTGCCGAGGCGGAGCCACGGGTTGGAGACGGAACGTGAACGGTGTCACCTTTCTTGCCACGGAAGTTCATCTTCATGACCAGATTGGCCAGAACGAGGTTCTTCTTGTACGACGCAACAATTTCATCCGACCAAATTTCCCACCAGCTAAAAAGCTGGCCCGACTATCGCATCACAGAATGGCTATAAGCCGTTCCTGTGCCTTCTCACTTAGTCTGTGCGGGTCACGCTTCATTGCTTTAAGCTCATCCCGGATAAACTCTCTTGCCTCGCTGGCGATCTGTTTACCCTTTACTGTTGTCTCCAAGGACAACAGAAATTTGGCCTGTTCTTGTTTGATATATAGGTGGTTAGCAAAATTACGCAAGAAAGGGCAGACTAAACTATATCCGCACAACTCCCATGACGTTGAACTTTGCCAGCTGCTATTTGTGCTCGGGCGGGGAATTAGAGCTCCGCCGTGATTCGCGTGCAGTATGTCTAGGATAAATTTGCAGTTATCCGCCAAGCATATTCGTAGCCTTGGCCTAACATAAATACCGCGAGTTACTTGCACATCCAGACAGCCTTCGCCGTCAACCAAACCTGCAATGTACTTCCAACTTAGCCGCTTCATACGCCTCCTTGGCGTGAACTGCGATGTTGTTCAATCGTGTTCCCTCTGGTCACAACACCCGAAGTTTGCTCCCAGTTTTTCAGAGAAGGTTTTACATCCCCAAAATTTATAGGCTAGGGATAAAGGTTGCTGCTGTAGTGGTCGTTACACTATTTGCTGGGCTAAATGCGGTTGCCATGTCTAACTCCTAAAGTCAAAAGTAATATTTACTTGACCCGACCTTCTGCATACGCCGCCATAATTTCAGGCTGTAGCGCATCGTAGCGAGCCGGATCGGTCATTTTTAGCCGAATCAGGTCTGCCCTACGGTAAACACGCTTTGAAGACTCTCCAGTTCCACCTGTGTCGACTTGTGCGGACTTCATCTGCTGCTGGCGCTTGTCTTTAGCTTCTGACTGCACCTGCTGCGTCTTGACGCCCTTAATAGCCTTGTAGGTAGAGAGCAATTCATTACCAGCATCAAAATCAAACTGAGCATCTGCCTTGGCGTAGAGCTCCAGACGTATCGGGGACGACTTGACCCATGCGTGAAACTCTGGGTCAGCTGCCACCTGCATAAAGTCAGGGTGCTCTTGCGCCATGCGCTGCTGCGTTTGCATTTTTTTAAACTCAAGCGACGCCTGCCTTGCGGCTACAACGTCAGGATGAGTTGCTACTGTTTGCTGAATTGCCTTCTGAGGGTCTTCATAGAAGTCCACTTCAGGCTCTTTTTGCTCAACAGGTTGCGATCGGCCGCTGAGATTCTGCTTGATGAGCTCATCTGCCAGCTTTCGCACTTCCCCGACTTCTTGCGCCTGTCGGCCGATCACTTTTTCGGCTTCTTGGTGCATTTTGATGATGTCATCGATCGATTTGTTTCTGTATCGATCTGGCACTTCAGGCGCTGGGGCCTTGGTGCTATCTTCAATTTCGGGTAGTTTCGCGTCGTCTGCCTCGATTTCGCTCGGCATCTCGGGTTCTTTATCTATCAACATGTCGAAGTTCCTTTTCCTGCCATCTTTTGGTTCCCAGGATTAAACATGAACAGGGCATTTCTGCTTATCTGTTCGCCTTCTGCTCCGATTTTAGCTTGTCGCGGTGCTTTTTATCAAATTGATGAAAAGCCGTCGGGAAATGCCCCGACCACCCCTCCAACCTAAACGGTGTGGCAGATATTACGCGGCTGGCTAACTTGCCGCAATTGCAACTAACGGTCTTGTCCTCATAAGACGTAAACCGTTCGATGCGTTGTCCGCTTTCGCAGACAAATTCATACATTCTTTTCATCTTGCAAGTCCTCGTAAGCCTGTTCGCTGACCTGTTTTAGTGTGGACAGCCAGGTTAGTATCGATAACTCACCCTTCTTAAATTGTAAATCTTTTTCGTTCTCTACAACAGAAATGTTGTTGAGCGATTCTTTTATTTTTTCGATGTCGTCAATCAGGTCACGCCAGCCTGGCGTGGCCATCATGGCGAACCTGTCTTCGTAGTATTTTTGTAACTCAGGAGTCATAGGGTGCTGATCTGTTCAGACGTCAGCGCCGCAACGTCACTGCTGGCCAGCGCCGCGATCTGGTCGCTTGTGATCGCCGGTAGCGGATCGGTCGGCAGCTCTGTGATACCTGGTAGTTGATACTCAATCCACTGCATCTGGTCGTGGTTCCACTTCCAGCGGTAGCCTTCGCGGTCTATTGGCTTTGGATCACGCACTACCCATTGCCAGTTCAGCCACACCACCTCTTTGCCTTCAGGTGCTTCTGGCGGCGTCTCAACTTCTATCCAGCCATCAGTTCCATCTGTCTCAGGCTTTGGGATTGATCCGTTTTTTGTATAAAGCATGGTCAGTCCTTATTGCAAAGCAAACGCCGCAGTTGGAGCAGTAAAGTTAGCTGTGTATCTGGCGTATCCTTTAGTGATACGCAAATCGTCTATATATCCGTTTAAATAAGCGTTTGGTGATGAGTCATCATCTACACCAACGCATACTCTAGCAGGTGTTGTGTAAGTATTTGCGTCAGTGTAAGTACTACCAGACTGCGTTCCATTTATAAAAAGCTTTGTACTTGAGCCAGATTTTGAAACGGCTATATGCGTCCATGTTCCAGTGGATAACGTAGATCCAGTAATTCTGTTTACGCCAGATGTTTGGAAAAATACTGCGCCTCCAGCAGAGTTGCCAACAGTAGGCCCAACTGCTCCAGAACCACTTCTGAAATCTACGTGTATGGATTCAGCAGATACAGAAACCGGATTAACCCAATATTCAATAGTCCAATTTCCTGTTCCTAAACCATTAACAACGTTGCTTTGCGTTAAAAGATAATCGCCCGTCCCATCAAAGTACATCGAGCTACCGCCCCACTTACTCTGCGTTGTGCTGATCTGCGCATTGCCAACAGTCTCCAGCACGTTCTTGGCAGTAGCGTCAGTGATGCCAGCGTTGGTGAAGTTGCATAGCAGTGAAGTGTTGGTTATGGCTGTAGGCGGCGCTGTAGGAATAGTAATTGTAGAGTTTGCAGCGTTATATCCACCACTTCCCTTTATTAAACGTGCGCCAGAAATATATCCAGTCAGCCGATTGATGTTGTTACCAGCAGCGCCTATTGTTGGTGGGTAGGTTGTTGATCCATTATTTACAGAACTTGTGCCTAAATCCGTTCTTGTTCCAACTCGAACACCATTTAAATAACTAGAGAAAGTTCCTCCAGTACGAACAAATGCTACATGCGCCCATTCGTTCAACGTCGGGTTAGGTGATGTAATTCCGTAGCTAGTGCTACCGCTATACAAATCAGATGTAGCCGCTGTCGTAGTAGCGTAAAAAATGTAGCTGCTACCAGCCGCAGTTGCTGCATCGCCTTGCCCAAAAAATATGTTTGCAGCGCCAGTTGTTTGCTTATATACCCATGCCTCAAAAGTAAAGTCGCTGTTACCAAGTAAAAGAGGGGTTTGCCCCGTAGGAAGCGATAGATAATCTCCCGTCCCATCCAAATACCCACTACCACCTACTGTCGTAGTGCTATAAGCATCAGTAGGAGCAAACGGGCTGAAGGCTTGGACGGATGGAGTTCCGGTGATAGTCAGGGTTTTGGGGCTGCTGCTGTTATCAACAAACCTGTTTGACTGGCAAGTCAATAGATAAGTTTGTGTTCCAGTCGGCGGGTTTTGACCTCCTGAAGTTGCACCTAATGGAACAGTTGGAGGAGTGAAGTTACTTGTATAAACTGCTGCCCCAATAGCTAAACGAGCGTTTGAAATATAGCCGTTAAAACCCCCGCTTGTACCGCTATCCCTACCTAAATATAAGAAAGCAGTTCCAGAACCTATAGTTGCGCTTGAGCTATACGTAGATACGTCAGCGACACCATTAATATAAATTTTTGCTACACCAGAAGAACGAACTAAAGCTATATGCGTCCATGTATTTAACGAAACTGTGGACGTAGTATTTATTCTATTTCCAGCTCCTGTGTAATAAGTAATTCCATTATTTAGATTTACCCATAATTCAAATTCAGAAGCATTTAAAGAAAATATAACTCCTATATTTGGTAATGAAGTTAAATAAATCCACGCTTCTGCTGTGTAGTCTCCAGTGATTGATGGCACTGTTGATGGTGTTGTTATGTAATTTGATTGACCCGAGGAAAAATAATTACTCCATCCTGTCTGACTAAACGGAGTGAACGTACCCTGCGTCGTGTTACCGTTGCGGGTAATAGTGAAGTTGTTGCTGCTTGAATCTAAGAACGTATTGTTCTGCGCTCCATTTGTACCATTACCGGGCAACAAAAGAGTTGTAAGATTGAAATAAGCATCAACAGCCGCAGCAATAGCAGACCGAGTAAATCCATAAGCTCTAGCTGATGCCGCACCAATTGTCGAAAGCAATCCCATTATTTAACCTTAAGCAAACTTAGTTTGAGCAGCAAACACAGTGAACGCAGCATTGCCTGTCTTAACAATCGTATAGGTATAAGCGTCAATAGAACTTGCATTACCAGCAGTCCAAGCGGTACCACCCTGATATTTAGGTGTGACGCTCGATCCATCTACCTGAACCGCATTATTGTAATAAGCTGTAGAACCATTAGTTACTAAGAAAGTTACAGTGATAGCTTCGCCAGTGGACATCAGTGTGTTCAAACTCGTACCGCTAGAACCCCGGAAATTAACCGTCCAGTTAGCGCTTGCGTTGCTTGTGTAATACAGAACAGATTGAGTAGTTACGTCATAAGCAATCGTTCCGGTGGCAGCAGTAGCAGATACAGTAATAGGCTCAATAGCATCTGTAATCTTCATCGCAACAGTCGATGAAGAGCCGGTAAACGACTGAGTAGCGGTAAAAGTTGTTGCAGTACCTGGAGCTACGAAATCTGTACCGGCAGTCGCCGCAGAAAACGCCGATGTGCCGTTACCTTTCAATACCCCTGTCAGCGTAGTAGCGCCAGTGCCGCCGTTGCCAACGGGTAGAGTACCTGTTACGCCAGTGCTCAAAGGCAAACCAGTAGCGTTAGTCAGCGTACCAGAACTAGGGGTCCCTAAAGCTCCACCAGGAGCAACATAGTCAGTTCCAGCAGTTGCTGCGGTGAAGGCTGATGTGCCATTACCTTTCAACACACCAGTCAGCGTCGCGGCGCCTGTACCACCATTGGCCACCGGTAGCGTGCCAGTCACTTGAGTGGTTAGATTGACCATTCCTGCAACGGTCTTCAAATTGCCGTTGGCATCAAACGTACCGTCAGTTGTCCATGTGTCGCCAACCGCCAAAGTTATCTTAGCTAATGTGCGTTGAGTAGCATTGTTGTCGTACTTAACGAACACTGTAACGGCTGCTGAATCGCCGTTATAGATCGTAATGTCTTTAATGACGCGGCGATTCGTGCCGGTCGGGGCCGGGACGACTGTTACGTCAGTTGAGCCGTTTAGTTGCCCGTCTGTCGCGCCTTCAGTAATGCCAGAGCCCGCATTGTCAGCGTAAGTGGCGACGAATGTCGGGTTAGTGGTGGCCGCTGAGGTGGACATCGCCACCTGAATGCTGATTGCGGTGCCGTCTAAGACCAAAGTTTTCATGTTTACCTCTTAAGATAAGAACCAGGCGTATGCACCGCCATCACCAGAACCGCCGCCACCGCCGGTAGACGCAATCGTAATTGATCCAGCGCCATTCGTGATCGTAATATTCGATCCGGCGGTAATATTGGCCTTCTCCCACAGACTTGTCGTCTCGTTGTAGATCAATATCTGGCCGTTAGTGGGGTTTTGAGCCGACACATTGTGTAGCTCATCTATTTCATAGCCATTTTGAACGCGCACATAGATTTGCCCATTACCTGCATTAGCGCGCTCAACTGTTCCGATATAGACCAAATGGTTTGGTGCGTATGGCTTTGTTGCAGTCAAGGCGCCATTGGTTGCACCAAGGTACAAGGAGTCGCCCGCTGTGTACGCGCTGGTGTCCAAGCCATCTAGTACGCCTTGGCAGATAATCATGCCGGTGCCACCAGCAGTAATATCTTCAGCGGCCAAACCAAAAGTTTTTGCTGAGGTGGCGTCGCCAGTATTGTTGGCTAATTTAACGGATACACGGTTTCCCGTTGCGCCGAACGCGTAAACAGCTTGGCCTTTGGTAATGGTTACGGCTTCAGCATTAGTTGCGCGAGCGTAAAGCGTCTGGCCTACATCGGCCACAAGTGTAGATGTCAGGCCAACGGCCAAAGTATTCTGCGCCGCGTCCCAATACATGCGGCCAATAGCGTTGGAGACTGTGGGTGTCGTATCAAAGTCGATGTAGTCCGCTACACCTAACGACGTAACGCCAGACATAGCGCCTGTGTCGCTGATCGTCACGACACTGTTTTGAATCAGCTTGCCAGTCGTCGAATCAAAACGTGCGACCGCGTTGTCGGTGGCTGATGCTGGGCCTACAACGTCACCTGAGCCCGCTGGCGTGCCCCAAGAGGCCGTGCTGCCGTCAGTCGTTAGGAACTTGCCCGCGTTGCCTGTCTGATCTGGCAGACTCGCCCCGCCTC